TCTCGGAGCGACAACGGGTGGGATGGTTGCCAATTTCTTAGTCGGAATACGACGACGTGGTGGAGTGAGAACAGCACGTTTAACGTTGGGTCGAAGACGACGTCGTTGAAACAAAAGTGGTCTGGGATGAATGTTGTTGATTCGACGACCGACTCTAAGACGACGCATCGCACCAGTTAATGCAGGCACTGTTGACACAGGATGCGGATTCAATGATGTTGTGCTCTTCGGGAGACGCCTCGGACGTTTAGTTGGTGACGATTTAACAGTCTTAGGTTTGAAGAAATTAACGACGCTTCGAGCAATGCCAGGTAATGCACTGAGTAGTGTCGGAGCAATGGCAGTCAACGCAGCACCAAGGAAATTATATCGCGCAGGCATACAATCTTTAAGTTCATAGAAACGATCCATGACCAATTGCAGAGATGCGATATCAGGTTTCGGTGCAAGTCTAACCATACCGGCCCAGGCGCTTTGAAGTGCAGGTTGGACTTCGAAGCCAGTGTAATATTTCTTAATCAGTAATTGAGTATTGACGGAAGTTTGAGCGTTAAGTGAAAGACCTTCATAACGTGTCCATGACCAGGTCATATCCTTGGTCCAGAGTGTGTCATACAAATAAGTAGGTGATGTGAAAGCGCCGACAGGATTGTTGTCATATAGTGGAACTAAATGACCGCCGGTCTCATTAATGAAAAATAAATAACATTGATACAAACCATTAGCAGTACCAGAGATGAGTGTATTAGAACTTGAGAGCCATGATGGTGAAAGTGTGTTGAGTCGTTGGACAGTAAAAGTACCTTCACGTGCACGACCACCATAACTTCGTTCGCTTTGTGTCAGTATTTGAGATAAATCGGGAATATCTTCGTTAGAATGATTAAATGAGACGATCTGGATAGTGACATTCGGGTCAAGATCGTAAGTAAAATCAGTGGAGCTGAAGTTATTATTGGTATCGAGAGTGAAACACTCGGAAGATACTATATCATCTCGAATGAACTTCGGGAATGCATTAAAACGGTCGGAGTGTGTGTTGTAATCACGATGAGAAGCATGATAAGTTTTAATGACACGACGACGATGCAATTGTCGCACGTAATGCTTAAATAAGAGATAATTTTCATGAGCTAGAGTGACAATAGTGCCGCCGAATAAGATGTTCGGATTAAATTGGTTGCCAGCAACAGTACCAGTATCATTAAAAGCAGTAGCGTTGAGATAAGTGGTCAAACTACGATAAACGGGTCGATATAAGTTTGCATCGTGACGCCAATTTGCAAATTCGTACAATGTTTGAGTATCGACATTGGCGAGGTCTTGAGTGAGGGCGTGACCAGAGGCGGTGACATTGTAAACGAACGGCACAGATAATACACGAGCACCATTCATTGTTAAGATGACGTAATTAAAAGTTTCAAGGTCGGCGGCAGTAACATTGCGTACGAGCGACGTATTAAAATCATAAATACGCGGGGTGACCATGAGTTGTAAGTTACGCCATTGAACAAGCACCTGAGTGCGTGTATCATTAGTTGGTAAGCCGCTGAAAGATGGAACAGCGGAAGGCGGATGCAAACATTTGTGAATGAAAGCAACATGTGGGTCTTCATTTGCAGATGATTGTATTTCAGAGCCAGTCTGAATATTTGAAAAAAGATCAGCCTCAATATCTTGAGTAGTAGACATAATCAATATGAGAAAAGAAGATAAAGACGAAGAGGAAGATAAATAGAAAAACCCCTATGTAAAAGTGCTGTAATAATCAAAGAATGTTTCCTTATCGTATTCAGGGAGCTGGTCATACCTAACGTGGACTTGATTCTGTAAGAAACCGAGTAATAGGTAGATATCATGAGGGTCGACGTAATCAGTACGGCCTAACCAATTGTAGTAGGCAGCAGTGGCAATACAACCCAATTCGACGTGAGCAGCGGAAGTGATACATTTAAGGTCAGCATCAAGATTAAGTACAGCTTGTTTGTAGTGAGTTAAATCTCGAAAAATAGTAGAGAGAAATTTTGCAGATTTACGTAGCACATCAGGAAAGAAACCGAATTTTGTAAGTATGAAACTAGCGAACTCCATGAAAGGAGGATATTCATCCTTCATTTGTAGGCCACGAGAAGTGGTCCAATTCAATGCATCGGCACGGAAACGCACGTTCAAACCATTGAGAGCAGAGTCATCACCTTTAAAAACCGCGTACGTTAATCGATCGTATTCGATCGCTCGGGCAATTATTAACATACCGAAAAGGGTGTTGCCTATCAAGGTGAAAGGTTCGCCAGAATGCATTTTCTGTGATCCATAAAACTTGACCATAGCATCGTTGAGACGCCATTTAAGTCGCATAGACAAGTATATATCGATGACGAAATTAGGCGCATAGAACATAGACATAAACAAAGAGTTGGCCATAGGACTGAGTGCATATTGACTAGAGTCGTATTCGGAAAAATCGTTAGCGAAATTGTTATCATCAAGCACATCAGAATCGGAAATAATTTGACCAATATATGTACCGAGTTCGGCGTCAGAACGATTGGTAGCAATGACAACATTAGGAAGTAAAATATCTAACAAAGCTTCGGTTGTCTGTCGGCTGTAAGAAGACAATAAAGCATTAACATGTTTCTGAAAAGCAGAGACGCCTTGACTAGCTTTCATCCGAGTGTCATAAAAGTGTCGTATATCAGGTTTGGCTTGTCTTTTGGCAAAGAAATCAATGAAAAATGAGAATTCGTCCAATTCTTTCTGTAACAATTCGGGTGGAAGACATTTTTCTTGTAAAGCAGACATGTAATTAGCATAATGAATAGTGAAATCATCAGGTCGACAACGGTTGGCAATATAATTGTAAACTGCTATTGAACGAGGTCCGCAGTTGGCTAGAAATTCAATGGCTAATTGATGGGTCGGTGGTGTGATTAATGGTTCGTAAGGAACTTGACGGCAAAATTTTTCGCAAAAAGGTTCGAAACATTCAATAAGGTCGGGCAGAGCTTCAATAGGCCCTTTAGTAACTTTAGAATAACGATCGAGCAAAGTGTATAAAACCACGCCTGCGTTGTTATATTGATTACGCGCATGACTATGAACAGGTAATTTACGACCGCGAACACGTGTTTCACGAGCTAACCTTTGCAGATATTTATCTAAATTGAGGACACCGCGACCGCCGCCTTTATTGTTGGCCCGAAGACAGCCTATTTGTGCAATATGATCATCAAGTATGTTGTTAGAATTGATGATGCCATCAAGTATGTTGGAAGCAGTTTCAGCGGAGATGTTATCGAATTTTTGGGGTTCTAGCAAAGGGGCTACGGACAACAGCAGTGGTGATTGCTATTGAACGGTGTCGACATCGTGGACATGTTGTCCGGCGATGGCATTATTGACTTCAAGTGTGGAATTAAGATGAAATAAATGTTTAACTAAACCATCAGGTGATCCGAGTATAAGAATATTATCAGTGTGGCGGGATAGAGCAACACGTATGTGAGCAGGATGACGTAACAAACCAGTATCAATAGATTTCTGGTCAATATACAAAATAACGTTAGTGTGAGTACGTCCTTGTGAGCAATGGATGGTAGTAGAACCAACAGATACAGACGGTTCATTATTAAATGTGATAACTGGCCATTTCAATCGATTGATAATAGACAAACAAGTCGCAGGTGAAGCAGATAATTGCGAAATAGAAGAAGTAACAGAAGAGCGAGTTAAGATTTGTGTGTAATCAAGACCACGAGCTAACGAGGTGACATCATGAGCAGATCGATAAGTCACATGATTGTTAATATGTGGCATGAACATATGTAAAGATCGTAGTGGTCCAGAAGTAGTGTGTTCGAAATCGATAGGTGGTATTTGAAGTGGGTCGCCGACGTACAAAACATGTGCAGGATGCATGAATGACGTATAACCGGTTAATTCGTATAACGGAAAAGAATATGCTTCGTCGACGATCAGATCAAAATCAAGCATAGTCTTCAAAGTGTAGTATTCGTGTTTGGTGACAACACGCACATTTTTCATCTTATTGAAGACGTTACGTATATCAGCAGCTAGATCAGCAGTGGGTGCAACAATCACCGTTTGACGGTCACCAACAACTTTCTTATAAAACGTGGTCTTGCCGCAACCAAAAACACCAGACATAACATGAACTTTAATGCTAGGAGCAAAAATCATATCTTTTGCGGCATTGCGACAGGCGTCATTCAACCGTTGTGACAATTGTAGACTGCTGAGTGTTTGACGGCACATTTTGTCGTCTGCATCGTCGAAATTGACTTGAGTAACTTGCACTTTCAACTCAGGTTCATCACTTGATAGAACTGGTACGATGTTGGTAGACAACAGGCGACGAATCGTAAAACGACGTTTCTGTTCGACGAGCCATAACTTGGTTGTTAAATTTGTATATTCAGATGAATCATAACCGCGTGGTGTGCAAGGTTCAGCTAAATAAATATAATATTCAGAATTATTTTCACCAGAGGCGGATGGTTTATAAACGTCGACGAAACGAAAACGAGTGAGAACATCGTGTATCAAATCACGACAAAATTGCTGAGAGCTAGCAGACTCTGAAGCGTTGAACATTTTAATAATGGCGACATGTGAATGATTCCAGACGAGTTGAATGACGGATTGAATAGTATCAACCCATTGTGGGCGTCCGCCAATGTCACAATAAATTAAGTCGTAATTATTTTGGGCCTTAAATTGACGAACGTCTAAACGATAAATAACATCGTAAGTGGGTCGATATTTTGCTGTAACGTGAAAAGATGGGTGTTCAATGCCTTCAATATGTATTTTGTTCTTAATGTGTTCGCGTAACACAGTTGCTGCACTGCCAGGAGCGGCACCGACATCCAATACGGTACGAGGTTTGACATCCCAATAATTTAACATTTGTTTCAACTTAAAACCGGCACGATTGTATTTGCCGAGATATCGATAGGATGGTAATTGTGACACTAAAGCGTCATATCTTTTAATATCGAATTTAGCTAAGTCATCGTCGAGTGACACGTCGAGTGGTAGATCGAAAAAGGACGTAGGTTTAAGCATGGAGTGCCCAGTACGTATGGGATTCAATTTTTGACGTGGTTTAGGTAACGGTAACAAAGTGGACGACCGTTTGTATGTATGCTTACCATCTTCGCTAGATGCATCACCCCACTCAGCGTTGATAGTATCAAGGCTAATACCTTGTGCTGGAGTGATGACAGGTAACAAAGAAAGCATGGGGCCATGGGTGGTCGGATCGTAACACTCTAACGGTTGACCATTAGAACCTAAAACGCTGCTTAAATTCAGTTGGTGAACAAAAGCATTGACAGATAAATCAGGGGTACTGGTGGAAATTGACATCAATGGTACGGGGGCAACGGTTTGTGTATTAACATTTTGAGTTACAACGTCACAAGTAGTAGCAACATCATTAGTAGTGACGATTGGTGGTGGTGGTACAAATGGTTGGCGTGATGGTGGTAACATGGCATAAACATCTTGATCACTCATATTAAAATTATGTTGTTTACGGAGTGAGTTGAGATTATCAATATGATGCAACTTGTCAACGAAGGTAAGACCTTCACGAGTGCGAAAAATCGCATGTTGACACGGGTGTGCAGAGCAAACAGCATTATCAGTACAAAGATAATAACAAATCGGACAAGTACGAAAAACATTAGTGGCATCATCATCACGATATGAGCATACAAAATTATGAACCAAATAAATATTTATTAAAAGTTGTTGCAATGATAGATTGAAACCTTCAACATATATAGGTGGATAGGTGTTGTTACCCATAGCAACACATAATGCAACATAAAGATACTTTGAAAAAGCGGAACGAATGAAATGATCTTGAAGAGAAGTAGAGCCGCCTTGAAATACAAATATTTTATCCGGGAAATGTACATTGTAGCAAAAATGATCAACGGTGGATGGATAAGATATATTACATTCGGGACAAAGGAGGAAAGAGAGAGAAAGAAAATTGTAGTTTGGTTTTAAACAGAGATGGGGGCTGCCGGAAATTCGAGAGGAACATAAGTTACAAACACAAGGCCCGACGTGAGGTGTACGGCAATCAAAACAATTATGTACACGCATGGGTGCGACGGTGTATGTGATTTGCGTTTCAACGACATCGGAAAAAGTGGCAATGCAAAATTCTCGAGCTTCAAAACCATACATGTTGGTAGAGTGAACATTAAAAGAAGAGAACTTACGAAGAATGGAATATACAATGTCGCGAAAAGTTAAATAAGTGTCGGCAAACCAAGATTGATGGGCTTGGTGGTTTTTCAAATAATCAGTAATGACAGAAAAATTACGACTATATTCAGCACGTGCAGCCATAGCCATAAAGACCATG